TTGAAAGACCGAGCGAAGGAGCAGGAGAATGCCTACAGAGCTAAAAGGCGCTAATGAATTGCGTCGGGCTCTAAAGAAGTTCTCACCTGATCTAGACAAAGAGACTCGCGATGAGATGGTGGGATTCTTAAAGCCAATCGTCAAAATGGCTAGAGGATTTTTGCCATCTAATGCAGACGCTCCATCTGGATTCGTTAAGCATGAAGTCAAGACCGCCAAGTTCCCCATGTACGATGCAGCAGAAGCCCGTCGTGGCATTGGATACAAGCTGACACCGACTAAGCCTAACCGTCAGGGATGGTCATCGACTGTATCGATCCACAATAAGACAGCAGCAGGAGCAATCGTTGAGACTGCCGGACGTAAGTCTGGACTCTCAGGCAATTTCAGTCCGCGCTTCTCTGGACAATTCGCAGGCCGTGGCAAGATGCAAGGTCGTGCAATGTTTAAGGCTTACGATCAGGATCAAGGCAAGGCTAAGGCAGCCGTAATCAAGGCACTTGAAAAGGCCGCCGCTAAGTTTAATGGGAGCAAGTAATGGCTGAATTAAGAATCCCGATAATCGTCGAGAACAAAGGTAAAAAGGCTCTAGGGGATGTTGATAAAAGCGTTAAGGGTCTATCTAAGTCTTTTAAGAAACTAGCAGGCGCAGCAGGCATCGGCCTATCAACTGCCGCAGTAATCAAGTTCGGCAAAGAAGCTGCTAAGGCATTCATAGCAGACGAGAAGGCTGCCTCTCGATTAGCAATGTCAGTCAAGAATCTTGGTCTAGGTTTTGAGACTCCACGCATTGAACGTTACATCGCCGATCTTTCTGCCATGTCTGGCGTTACTGATGATCAACTACGTCCAGCCATGCAGCGTCTATTGCAGACCACAGGCTCGGTTACTAAGTCTCAAGAATTACTTAATCAAGCGATTGACATCTCACGCGGCTCAGGCGTTGATTATGAGACTGTCGTCAATGACCTTTCAATGGCTTATGTCGGCAATACGAAAGGCCTTCGTAAGTATTCTCTAGGACTATCTCAGGCAGAACTTAAGACTATGAGCTTCGCAGATGTACAGTCTAAGTTTGCTTCTACATTTAAGGGATCTAATGCCGCCTACCTTGACACTTACGCTGGCAAGTTCGAGCTGATCAATACAGCAGTCGGCGAAGCAAGCGAGAAGATCGGTGGGGCTCTAGTCGAGTCTCTAGTCTCAGCATTCGCCGCTGGAGATCCTCAAGAATTCGTTGCTAAGATCGAAGGTCTAGCAACAAAGATTGCGAGCATGGTAGCAACAGCCGTGTTCGGGTTTAAGAAACTTTATTACTTGACATCTGATCAGGCTATTCTGGCTTCACTTAACCCATTTGATAATTATGAGAACGATGTTGTCAAGATCATCGACATGCAAGAAAAGATGTTTAGAGCTTCATTCGAGGGTATCAAGATGGGTTATCTAGGATCAATGCCTGTCGGTATCTATTCCAGCGCATCCAATGATGCAGCCCGTAAGAAGGCTGAAGCCGATGCACTTAAGCGTCAAAAAGACTTGCTCAACTTGCAGACTAAATCCCTTGCAGAACAGAAAAAGAAGTCTGCGCTAGACAGAGCCTCAAAGACTCTCAACCTTGAGGCTATTGGTATTGAGGCAGCCCTTAAGGGCAAGATTAGCGAGACTGATCGCATCTCCTTGCTATTGCAGAAGGCTATCCTCGAAGGTAATGCAAGCCTAGCCACACAGTTATCTGATCAACTTGAGGCTGCAACCAAGCGACAGAATGAGTTGCGTGCCCTGTTACTGACTACGCCAGAGGCTCCCAATCCTTACCGTAACTGGACACTACCCTTAGACCTTCTCAACTACACAGCCTCATCCCTTGGCGTATCTGTAGCACAATTACAGAACGCGCCAGTTGCTCCATCCTCTAGCTTCTCCGATGCAGAGATGGAATTGATGTCTGCTGTCAATAGATTCCAAGGGGCTAATGCTCAAGCAATTAACGTCGAGGTCTATCTTGATGGCGACATCGTAGGCGGCGCAATTACTAATTCACAGGTGAACAGTTCTCTATCTGGATCTTTCAATCAAGTTAATCGATCACGCAATAAGGGCGCAGTAGCGATCGAATGACACTTCCAGCAACTATCTCGGTATCGTTCGACTTTAGCCAAGGTGCTACATTCGGCTATCCCTTTACTATTGGCGATGCCAAGTACGGCGTTATCGGAGTCAGTACCTTTGCAGCTTCAGAAGTACCTGAGCCAGTAGTTGATCTTAGCGATGTCACTCGATCAATCAAGATCAGTCGAGGCCGTAACATCATGCGTGACACCTACGAGTCTGGCAACTGCACAGTCAGAGTCTTAGACCCTAACTCTTACTTTAACCCTCAGAATGCGGCCTCACCCTATTTTGGCTACCTTACTCCACTTAGAAAGATACGCGTAGCTGCTACTACTGCTACTACTCAGGAGTTCTTATTCTCTGGTTATGTAGATCAGTACAAGTATTACTATCCAACAGGGCAGGAGATTGGATACGTCGATATCGTCTGCTCAGATGCCTTTAGATTATTTCAGATGGCTAACGTAGCAACTATTACAGACACAGGTGCTGGACAGACTACCGGCACTCGCATCGGCAAGATCCTAGACCAAGTCTCATTTCCTACATCAATGCGCATCACCGACACAGGATCGACGACAGTCCAGGCAGATCCGGCAACGGCTCGCACATCCTTAGCAGCCTTAAAGGCGGCAGAGTTCGCAGAGCAAGGCGCATTCTTTATTCGCACAGATGGCACAGCAGAGTTCAAGGATCGCACCGATGTTGTGGGATCTTTAGCGGCTACCCCTATCGAGTTTAATCAGACCACAGGCATTCCCTACTCTGATCTTAAGTACGCCTTTGATGACAAGCTCATCGTCAATCAAGCCAGCATGACACGCATTGGCGGCACAGCGCAGACTGCAACAGATGCGACATCATCGGCTAAGTACTTTCCTCATGGCACAACTATTACAGACATGATCCCTGAGACAGACGCGCAGGTCTTAGACATTGCCAAGATATATGTGGCAACTAGAGCTGAGACAACGATCCGCATCGATGCCATGACAGTCGATCTACTCGATACAGATGTACCAACTGACACAATGATCGGCCTCGACTACTTTGACAATCTAAAGATAACTAACGTCCAGCCAGACGGCTCGACAATCGTTAAGACCTTGCAGGTGCAAGGCTTGGCGTGGGATATAACCCCTAACAGTATGAAATGCACAGTTACAACACTTGAGCCTATAGTCGAGGGATTCATCATCGGATCATCGACGTACGGTATAATCGGACAATCCATAATGGGATACTAGGAGACAATCATGGCAGAAGGCTTTCCAGCGACAACAGGCGACATCTTTACGGCCGCAGACTATAACGGCCTAGTCGCCTTTACTGTAGGCGCAGCACAGACTGCTGACTATACGGCTGTGATAGCCGATGCCTATCAGGTCATCGAGCTTATGAACAAGGCTACGGCGATCGCCTATAAGATCCCTACTAACGCATCAGTAGCATTTCCTATCGGCACAGTTCTTACAATCCTTAACATTGGCGCTGGCACATGCACGATTTCAGCTGTAACACCTGGCACTACTACAGTCTTATCTGCCGGAGCGACAGCGGCATCGCCTACGTTGGCACAATACAAGTCTGCTGCATGTATTAAGACTGCTACGGATGCGTGGTATGTCGTAGGGGCTATTGGATAATGCTTAACAATGTCGCTGGTTTATTAAGTCCTTCTACGCCGCCTACACCTACCTATGACTTTCTAGTCATTGCTGGCGGCGGCGCGGGCGGCGGCGGCAGTACTAGTCCTTCGCTTCGCGGCGCTGGCGGCGGTGCAGGTGGTTACAGATATTTAACAGGGCAGACACTAGCCTCATCTTTTAACGTAACAGTTGGAGCAGGCGGCACAGTAGTTGGAACCACTACGGGCAACACAGGAAGTCCATCAAATCTATCAACTACCTCTGCATCGGGTGGTGGTGGTGGAGGCACTGGCTCGGCTGTTGGAAAAAATGGTGGCTCTGGCGGTGGTGGAGGAGCGACAACTACTACTGGACAAGTTGGTGGAACAGGCAATGCGGGTTCATATTCACCCGTAGAAGGATATTCAGGTGGTACTGGAGTAGCTAATCTTGCAGGAGCTGGTGGTGGATCGGCAGGTGCCGCTTCTGGTAATACACCTGGAGCAGGTACATCTAACTCAATTTCCGGTAGCGCAGTAACTTATGCCGCAGGTGCAACTGGTAACAATGGTAGTCCAGCTAATTCTACGGCTAATTCCGGCAATGGCGGCCAAGGCGGTTTTAACGCAATGGGCGCACAAGCGGGCAAAGCTGG